TCGTGAGCGCCTGTACCTTTGGCTGTGTCGGTCCCGAAGGAGCAGCGGGAGCAACCGTGACGGATGGTCCCGTGCGACCGGTCGGCTGTTCGGGCGGCGGAGCGTCGAAACTGATTTCACCAAGCGTCGGCATTTTACTGCGACCTAATCACGTGGAAGTCCGCAAGACCATTTTGCGAGGCCCACTTCTGTTCGCGCTGCAACTGCGCCAAGATGTCTCGGCCGCGGTCGGTCTTCTGCATTTCGGCAATCGCCGCCTGTCGTTCGTTGTCGGGCAAACGTGCCATGTAGAACAACGTCGGCGAGACGCCATTGCGATAAGCCGAGGCAAAGCCTGCAATTGAACCGTTATGCTTTTCGGCCCATGCGTCCGCCGCAAGCTCGCGTGCGACCTTGTGGTCGTTAAGTGCTTCCATCTGGTCGAGCACGGTCATCGCGCCGGGGCGGGTCATGCCCAAGTTGATGAGCGTGCCACGGATGAACTGAAGTTCTTGCCACGCGGCACGGGGGCTCGTCTCGCGCGTCGCCACACGCACGAATTGCCCGATGATCTTTTCCGACGCTTCCATGCCGGGTGCGACACCGGCTTTGTCGATTTGCTTGACAATGTCGGCACCGAGCGGGCCAAGCGCTGATGCAGCCGAACGCACGTATTTCAGCACTTCGCCATACGCTTCCGCACCTTTGCCCATCGGCACTTTCTTCAAGTTCTCGCGCAATTCGGCGATAAGGCTGTTTTGGTTCTGCCCCGCTTCAGCGTCGGCCGTATATTGTTTGCGCGTGTCGGCAAAGAATTTACCGGTCTCCTCGGCCTCGTGCGTCGCCTGCGTGGTCGGACCCGGAAAATAACCGCTCGGACCTTGCGCCATACGCGACTGGTCTTTTTCGCGCTCGGGCTGCATCTGCGATTCGATCGGTGCGGGCGTCCGGCGCTGTCCCGGAAGACTATCAATCGGCGCAGGCGGTGCGGGTTGCGCCGTTGGTTGCGGCGATAGCGATGCACTACGCTGTGGTCCCACGGGTGCTGGCGTGCCAGCGCCGTTTTGAATGTCGCCTGTGAACGGACCCTGTACCGGAGGCAACGCGCTTCGGGGACCAGTAGGCGGCACGGGCGGCGCTCCGCCAGCAGCGGGCCCGGTGCCATTGTTGCCGTAGTAATCGCGGAATTGCGGGTTGAGTCCCGGAACGTCGTAGCCTTCGCGGCCTTGCAGGTCTTTGACTTTCTGCGGCGTCGCTCCGGCTTTCGCTTTCTCGGCCGCGATTTTGGGTTCAAGCTCGGCCTGTGCCTTGACGCCTTCGTCAGTCGACGAGACAAGCGCCCCGATCATCTTCTGCACGCCGGGATCGTTCGTGCCCATGCGGTCTTTCCACATGGCATAAGTCATCGGATCGATTAGCCCGCGATGCGCAAGATCGTTCCACGTCTGTATTTCTGCTTGCGGACGATCGCGAGCATCGAGGCCGTTGATGTAAGTTGCCGCTGCGCCAAGCTGGCGCATCCGCATCGAACGCTGCGCTTCTTCCGCACCGAGAATGTTCTTGCCCATTTCGGGGTCGATCGCCATGACGTGCGCGATGGCGTTCGGATCACCTGCGGCTTTCGCGCTTCCGTAAGCCTGAAGCGCATTGATCTTCATTCCAAGCTGCTGCGACTGAAGCTGGTAAAGCCCGCTATGGGCTTGGGCCATCTGGAATTGTGCAAGCGACGAAAGGGTCTTAGTGGCGTCAGGAGCCTGAATGCCGCCCGCAACCGGAGTGAAATCAGCCATTTAGACCGCCTCCGTTTGAGAAGCCTGCGAATTGGTTGTTGTTGTTGTTTACGGTGTTCTGCCCGCCCCAAAGCCAATTCGTGTTGTTGAGCATGTTCGGACCGGCATAACCGGAGCCGTAAGCGCTAAGGAGCGTATTACCGCCTGTACCGCCGCCATAGCTCGACGAGTTACGATTAAGCAGTGAATACAACCCGAGCGAATTCAAGCCGCCCGAGAGTGAATTCGCCGCGCCGACGATGCCTGCGCCTTGTGCCGTGCCGATGTTGCCAATCGTGTTGCCCATCACTTGTGCGCCTTGACCCGCAAGCGTAGCGCTTCCGGCGGCGGCGCTTTGACCCATCCCGGCTAGGCCCTGAAGCTTGTTCCAGTAGTTCGTGAATTGCTGCGAAGCGAGCCCTTGACCGAATTCTTGTGCGCCCTTGATGCCCGCACCGGAGACGCCCAAACCGCGAGCAGCAAGCGAATTGTTCAGTGCACGCTCGCCTTGCTGAAACGCGAACTGATAATCCGGCGTTTGCGTGAAGTTCTGAAGGGCGTTTTGGATCGCGCCGGGACCACCCGGCGAATTTGGTGTCGGCAAGCCATAGAAGCCCGCGAGCGTATAAAGCGCGTTCTGGCCTACGTCGCGATACGGCGCGAGATCGGCACGGCCGGTGTTGAATTCTTTTTGCTGCAACGCAAGTGCTTGTTTCTGCGCATCGGCCTGCGTATTGGCGGCGAGCAATGACCCACCGGCCCCGATCGCTGCGCTACCGAGTGATGCGACTGCGCCAATGGGCATTCACGTTTCCCCTTAAACCATAACCCAGAAATTCTGCTCGCCCGGCCGCACGAGCAACAATGCATCGCGGATATTGACGACAAGTGGCTGCACGGACGTGAGCGAGATCGGCGCATAGCCCGCTAAAGCGGCCCAACGATTGTAGAAGACAACAGCTTTCGGTGCTTGGCCGCCTATCAGAAGCTCGCAGGCTGCACCGACAGCACGGTCGTGCACGCTATCGTCTTCATGCAGGTCTTCTTGTTTGCCCAAGCGGGCGTATTCTTCTTCGAGCCTGCGATGGAACCACGTACCGCGTTCATACAAACCCGGCGCGTGAAGCATCCATTTAGACAGATGCAACACGTAGACATCCGCCGGAATATGTTCGCCGTTGCGAAGCCAACCGCGCTCGCGGCGAAGTTCGAACAGTGGCCCAAAGACGTGTTCGAGCATCCGAATACCGGCACGGGCGGCAACATTGCCCTGCGGCACGCGCGTGGTGATCTCGACGGCATCGGTCTGCGCAAACATCCAATGTAGACAGGCGAGCACGAACGATGCGGCCCACCCGCCGCGTCCGGCGGGCAAAACCTGCGTATGTGCTTCGTAAACGCCCGGCGTGAGTTGCTCGAACGCTATTGCCCCGTGCTTGCCACCGAGCACGATGTTCGCCGGATTAGCAACGAAGCTCGTCAGGTCGACCGCCTTGCTTGTGTCGGCTAAGACCCACTCACGTACGCTCGGATCGTTGACTACACGATTGAGCCATTCGGCATTACGGTGTCGAGCCACGTGACGCAGGAGCGCCGGTTGTGCCGGTTGCGCGGTCATGCGTTTTTCAGGCCGTACAGTTTTGCGGTGCCGAGTGCGAGCGTTCCGAGCGCCGGGGTGATCCGCACGGCATTGACCGCATTAAATGCGCCGTTGTAGCCGCCGCCGAGCACGTTGAAAAAGACAAACGGAGAAGTCGTGCCGTCAAAGAAGCAACATGTCCCGTGCACGAACTTTATCTGCGAAGTCGATCGCACGTTGGGTACGTAAGCGATACCACTTGCGCCGCCTCCGAGATCGGCGTTCGGAGCAGACGATGCAGCGTTCGTGAGTAAAACGCCTTGCGAAGTCGGGATGTAGCCCGAGGTTACGAAGCTTGCCCCGCCGTCGAACGAGATTTGCAGAACGAGGCTGGCGCGTGTGTTCGGAACGATGTTGTCGAAAACAACGGCATAGTCGTCGTATGACGCGCTACTCATGTTATCGAGCACGAGCGCTGTAGGCGACCCCGACACGGTCTCGCTCTGAAGGAAGACCCACGAACCCGCCGAGCTGAGTGAAGGAATGTAGAAGCTGTCGTTTTGGGACGAGTAGTACGCGACGTAGAGCGCGCCCGCGGTAAGCTGTCCCGCCACGATGGCGTTGCCTTGGCTGTCTAAAACCGCCTTTGCGCCGATTTTGCTGACGTTGAGCGTTACCGGCCCGGTGTTCGTGCTCGTGGCAACGAACGAAAACGCCATACCGTTGATGTATTGTGGGATCGACTTGTTGTTCAGATTAGGCGTTAGCGTGATCGCATCGGCAGTGCCGCCTACCGTGGTCGGAACCGTGGCGTGTCCGCGGGTTGTCCAATCCCAAAGCTGCTGTTGCTGGTTCAACTGCAACGCGGTCATCGTACCCGTTTTGGGCTCGGCGATGACTGCTTTGGCAAGTGGCGGCTGCGGGATCGTCACATGCCCACCGACAAATCGGCGTGTGCGGCGACGACGACGCGCTTCACCGGATCACTGATCGAAACCTCGATCACACGCGAGCGCGCCTGTCCGAGACGAAGCCAACGCAAGCGGGTCGTATATGCGCCAAGTTGCCCCATCGACTGCCACGGCTGATAGCTATTCCATGTCGTGCCACCGTCGTTCGAGAAGCGCAGCATGACTTGTGGATCGCTGCCTTGGCCGTTAGCGAGCCCGACGCCCGCTTGTACGTCTAATTCGAAGCGCGACATGAACAGGCGCTTACGGTCGTTATGCATTGTCGGTGACACGAGCTTCATGATCGTGGGATCGTCGAACTCGGTGTAGACGGTTTCGTCCAAGAAACCGATCTTCCCCGACATCAAGTCGCCAATAAACGTCTTGCCGAATGCCTGACACGAGCAGCATCCGCGCCAGCGTATCGGCAAGCCCGTGACCGGATTGGTACTCTCGCGCTCGTGCCAAAGTTGCGTGGCCACGTCGTAGACCCAACACGTGCCACCTGTCGGGAAGGTGAGTGCAATGAACTTGTGTCCACCGATCGTGTAGGTGAACGCATAAGTGTCGGCGAGCGTCTCGTATGTGGCCCATTCTTGCTCGATCGCGTGGGTCGAGACACGCACTGGCAAAACGCCATTGAGTCGGTAGAAAATGCCATCGTCGCCCAAGAAGAACACGCTGTTGTCTTCTTTAAGTATCGACAACGGCGCGACGCAACCACGCTCGACCGTCGCACCATCGTATCGCTGAAACGGAAAGTCGACGGCACCTGCGTCGAACCACGTCTCGATCGAGTGCTCGCCGAAGACAAGCAGGCTCTCTTGCTGGTTCAACACGCCCACAACAAGGTCTGGTTGCACTTCGGCGGAAGCGAAGTCGAGCGGGTCGTAGCTCGTTGCGTCGAGCGGCGCGGAAATGAAGAACTTATTCGTGTCGACCCAATCGAAGACCATGAACGTGTCGAAGAACGTCACGGTGTTCGCCGGATTGAAATCGGGATCGATGATCTGCCCGAACGTGCCAGCGCTTTGGTCGTAGACCCATCCGAACGAGCCGTTAACGACGACAATCTGCAAGCCGTTGTTCGAGATTGCGACAGGGTTCGTACCGGTGACGCCAGACCCGATGAGCGTCACATTGCCGCCCTCGTCGAATTCGTAGAAGTTCGCGCCCGAGACGGCATAGGCACGGCCGTTCATCACTTGAAAGGCCCGGATAGGCCCCATGCCCGCCGTGCAGTGCGTCGAAATACCCGGCGCGCCGAATACCGCTACAGGCGTTTTTGCGTTCTGCGGCTCGGTTTCGGCGTAAGCGTTGACCGTGCGCTGTACGCTGATCGGTAAGCCAAGGCTCTTGTACGAGTTGATCGCGAATGGAACCGCGGTCATCGACCGACCTGCGAGAAGTCAACGCCGAACATGACGCTCTCAGGCTCGCGATCCCACACCATCAACGTGTCGAGCTTGGCTTGTGCGGCGGCGCTCACCATCGCCATGCGTTGCGGCGGCACGTCGTACTCATGGGCCATTTCGACGGCGAGATTGAACACGAGCGCGCTGATCCACTCGACCGGCAAGTCGGCGTTGTCACCTGCGACATTGAAGTCTTCGATCGGCCGATACCATGTGAAGTTGATTGCCGACGTGTAGTCTGTCGGCACCGGCCAGATGTAGAAGTTCCCGTAGGTGAGTTGCGGGTCGTAGAAACATTGCGTCGGCACGCCCCCGGTATCTTTGTTGGGCAAGTTGAAGTAGTCGACACGCGCCAACATCGGCATCATCGGGATTTCGATATTAGACAGAAGGTCGAGCCGTGAGGCACGCACTACGCGCAGGGGCCTTACGATCTGCGAAGTGTACGCAAAGACCCCGTTGCCGCTTGTCGAACTATCCGTCAGTGCCGCCGCGAGCGTGACCACGTTACCGGCGGGAGTACCATTGACCGTTGTCCACTGGATCGTGCCGTCGTCAAGCACGACGCCGATCGTATCGGCGTTGGCGATCCCGCTGGCGTCGTCGACCGTAATCGAGGTCGCACTAACGTTCGCATTAGCTGTGAGCGACGTGTTCGCCCACGTGTTGCTCGGCTCGTTGTACGTGAAATGGTCGCTCGATCCGCTGCCAAGCTGATAGACCTTCTGTCCGGCGACAGTCCATAACGTCGCTTCGGTCGTGGTCCACAGATGAATGCCGGTCGCATTCCAGTGCTTGACCATTATGTTGAGCGCGTCGGACCAATCCTGAAGTTCGGTCGCGCTGGGCGTTTCGCCTGCGGCCCACGCACCGATCTTGCGCCCGGCGGCGCGGATGATCTGATCGCGGTTATAGGTAAATGTCGAAGTGCCACTAGTGGTCATTGCGATGGCGGAATAGCGTCAACGGTTGGAGAAACGACGGCGCTTGTATCGATCACCACGTTGCCGACGCTTGCGCCCGCGGTGAGCGGCGTAAGGAACTGCATCGTGGTCACGGAGGCGACATTCGTCAGCGTCACGGTCTGAAACGTGCCGGTGTTGAGCATGATCTGTACATTGTCGCCGATACCAAAGCGCACCGACGACTCGACTTCGATTTGCGTATCGCCCGCAAGCGCAGCCGCAGCGATGAACGTAGTCAGCGGCCCGAGAAACTGATTGACTGGGCGCGGTCGCGGCACCGGCACATTCTGTAAGTCGGCGACACCGCGCACAAAGTCTTGTGCGTTGCGCGGCTCCCACGACTTCTCGCGCACCTGCAAGTTATTCCATTGCTTGCGCACACGCGAAGACCGCGTAGCGAAGCCTGTCCGGTCGCAGATCATGTAGTAATCGCCCGGCTTGTAGCGTCGTTGCGTACCCATCGGTCAGTAACCCATGTTGGGCGCGAACGTGCACCGCCGCGTCTTATCCCATGACCGGCAAATCCAGTAGTATTCGTCTTCGCTCGGCGCGGGCTCGCTGTACGGCACCAACTCGCCGCCGGGAAAAACAAAACCCGCCGAGGCGGGTGTGACTTCGTCTTTGCGAAATTTGTAGCAATCGCCATGTTCTATGCCCGAGGGCGAGACGCTATGCTCCCCACAACACAGCATGCCAGCACGGTTCTTCCGCGCTTGTTCGCCGATCCAGTCGTGCGAAAGGGCGCTGGTGGAAAAGAGCAGGAGCCCTAATCCAACCAGCGCCCGACGCACGTTCGTTAGCCCGCTGCGGGAGCAGCAGGAGCGGCCGGAGCCGCTTGAGTGTTAGCAGCAACAGCCGCAGCGAGATCGTTCGCTGAAGTCTGAAGCTGCGCTTGAAGGTCCGCGAGGGCTGCCGGATCGGTACCCGCCGCGGCAAGCTGCGCAGCCAGCCCTTTGATGAGCGTGACCGCGCTTTCCTCGATCGACGTGTTCTGCGCCACTTGGGCCTTCAACGCGTCCAACTGTGCCGACATCTTCCGTACTCCTTTCAGTAGTTCAACCAAGAGCCTGATGATTAGGTCTTGTTTGCGTTGGCTCGCAAACATTGCGACGCCCTCCACTGTTAGAGGGAAGCGAACACGTATGCCTTTAGTTCTTTTTCATGTAAAGCGTAATCGTGTACGACACGCCTGTCGTGAAGTTTCCAGTGGTAAAGAGAATCGAACCGGTCGCGCCCGCGGCTTTCGTATTCACGATTCCGGGGCCTTCTTCCATTTCGATCGTGTCGCCATAACCAGAAAGAACGGCGAGCGTGACGTTCGCCGAGGCTTCCCACAGAAGAGTCACCGTAGGATCGGCGTTGGTTGTGCTGTCCGCTCCGGCATTGATGTCGAAGATGATGCGCGTGATCCGCAGGCTCGTGCCCGGATTGGGCGAGAGCGTGGTCACGTCGACCTTCTTCACGGCGCTTTCGCCCGTGCCATCGGAAAGGTTGGTGAACTTCATCACCACATTCCGCGGCCCGTCGAAAAGCAGTTGCGAAGTGACGGCGTCGGCCATCTACGCCTCCATTTAGACTTGCGTGACGCCGAACAGCCCCGTGGTCATGTTCGACTGAATGTTATTCACGAGCGGCTGTACGTAAATCTGCAGGCGCTTCGTGCCGTCGCTGGCGGACTGCACAGCGTACGTGCCGCGTACGTCGCCGGTCGTGGCAGTCGCCGGGGAAGTCGTATCGGCCGCAGTGAAACCGGTGTTGGCCGTAATCGCGGCGTTGTTCCACCAAATTTCGACATGCGCGAACCGATCGGCACGGATCGCGAAGCCGTACAAGTCACCGGTGCCGACGGAGACGTTCGAGCCCGACAGCGTGCCCGCAGGCGTGATCGACGTGATGATCTTAAACGCTTTCTTACCAGCCGTGACCGACGCGTTGGTAAGTGTCTGCGTTTCGGTCATCGGGAAACCGTAAATGTCATATCCGGCGATGGTCGCTGTAGCTGCCGAGTCGTTGCCCGCGCTAGTGATGCGAACTGTGCGCGAGATCGAAAGCGTCGGATCGTAGAAGTTCAATCGCGGATGCGAGCTTGGCCCGAACGACTGCAAGCCCGGCGCGCTGTCGATAATCAGTCCCGACGTGAGTGTCGTGAGCTTCGGATAGAGCGTGATCGCGGTCGAAGAAGTGATAACCGTAATGCCTGCGCCGGAAGCCGACACGAGCGTCAGCGGCGTGGCCGCTACCGGCACCTGCGCGGCGGCGATGTTGTTCGTGGCGATCGTGCTCGGAACTTGGTCGACCGTCAGCGGTGCCTGACCGCCGTACCAACCGAGCGCACCCCAAAGCGTGTTGTTGTATCCGCCACGGGGATCGAAGATCGCCGATCCACCGTAAAACAAGTTCGGCGCGGCGTTCGGGTTTTCGTTCGAATTGCCAAGCGGAGGCCGCGAGCCGTAAGTAAGCAACGGGCCTTTTTGTGCAGCGATTCCCATGTTTCGTTATCCTTCAATGTTGGGATTGAGTTCACGCAAGAAGAAGGGGGCGGACAGCGAAGTCCGCCCCCATATCGTTAAACGCCCGCCGTGCCGAACAATTGACGCCAATCGGTCCAACCGACCGAGAAGCGCATGTAGCACGCCGCTTTGGCGTTCTTGGTGTCGAAGTCGTTGTCCTGATCGAACGAGGTTTTCTCCCGTTCGAAGTAGGTCATACCGCGCGGAACGTTCGTGCGGATGAACCACGCCGTAGACGAAGTGAAATAGTTGTTCACCTTTGCGCCTTCGGGGATCACGTTCGCAGCCTTCAGGACGTTAATCGCATTGTTGCTCGTGTCGTTCTGCAACACGGACTTCAAGATGCGACTAGCTTCGTAGAAAAGCTGCGGCGGCACATGGAGCGAACGCGGGAGCACGGAAATGCGCAGCCCGCGGTTGTTCTGTGTCTGCATGACTTGGATCGTAAGGTCTTCGATCGCGATCTCGGACAGGTCGGCAGCGGTCGTAAGCTGGTTCGACTGGTTGCCCGAAGTCGTGGGATGCGACGTATTGATTAGCGAAACGCCGTCGCCGCCCGTGAACGAGGAGTTGAACGCACGATTGTAGACGTTCGCGCAGATGTTCTCCTCGGTCTGCCGCATCGAGAACGCAAGCTGCTGCGCCCGACGTTTGGACACGACTTCATAGAGATCGTCGCGAAGCTCCTCGTACGTCACGATATAGCCAAGCGCGTAGGCGACGTTTGTGTAACGCGTCACTGCGCCCTGCTGCTCCTGATCGTAGACAATCCCGGTACCTTCGGGCTTGGTCGGAGCCAAACCGAAGCCGGTGATTTCCACGTCTTCCTCGTACGCTTTCGAAGAAGTCTCTTTGTCGAACAATTCGGGCCACTGCGGCTCGTGTTCGTTGTACATCCGGCCCCACCAAGCATGGATGCCCGGCCAAAGGGCTTTCG